ACTACCATTGGCACCGATACGTGGGCTGATACCACGTACATGACGATTGCCGCTGACCTTCAGGTGAGCGTGCTTGAAGGGGTGAACGTTAGTGCCTGACATGTTGAAGGTAAAGGTGAAGCAGCCCCGCCCTGAGGGCAACCCGTACCTGCCTGAATCCGATGATGCCGTTGAGATTGATGCCGCGGTTGCCACATCGTTGGCGGCTTCGGGATTGGTTGAAATCGTAGACAATAAGCCCACCGCAAAAGCGGAAAAGACATTGAAAGAGGTTGAATAAATGGCCGTCACGCTAGGCGCAAAGGCGTTCACAAAGGTAGTGGCAAAGAGCGAATCAGCCTATGGCACGCCGTCATCGTTCAACGATGCAAACGGTGAGCTGCTACATACCGACATTGTGGGCGTGATCGATCCGGGCGTGACCGTTGACCTTGCCGATGATAAGAGCGCAGGTATTCGCCCACGCCGCCTTGCCGCTTCGGCAACCGTGACCGCGAAGGCGCCTGTGATCACCCTTGCCGATGCGCCTGTTTCGGCACGCAACCTGCCAATTTATTTTGATGCGCTTGCCACCATTACCCCAACGGGCTCTGGCCCTTACTCATGGGTTTACACCCCAAGCGCCACCGACGTTGACACCATCAAAACCTATTCGCTCTACCTCACCGATGGCGTGCAGAAGTACATTGTTGATGGCTGCGTGCCTTCAGAGATGACGCTTTCGGCTGATCAAAGCGGCCTGCTTCAGGCGGGCGTGACATGGAGCGCGCGCAACATTGCCACCACCACCGACACCTCAACGGCTGCATTTGCGCAGCAATACTTTGTGCCGGGGCGCCTGTTTGGTGTGCGCACCAATTCATCGTTCATCACCACGGTTGGCGGCGGCAACGCCTATTCAACCTACGCCACCAATTGGAGCCTCACCCTCATGCCGGGCGCAGCCCCGCTGCAGGTGCTCAACGGCTCAAGCACCAACGTGAACGCAGGCGGCGTTGCCTACACGGGCGCGCTTGATGGAACGCTTGAGCTCACCATTGCATCGAATAGCAGCAAGGCTTCGGCCTTCCCGCTTGCCGACATTGGCACCACTAAATACGTTCAGGTTTCAGGTGTTGATTCGGCAGGCTATGGCTTCACAGCCTCAATCGTTGGCGTGATGGAAAACGTAAGCGTGATCGGTAGCGAAAGCGACGGCCTCATTTTGGAAACCGTCACGATTCAGCTTGCATCAGATGGCACCAATTCTGTGAAGTGTTGGATTTCATCGCCGTTGGCGGCACGCCCGGCTTCGGCATAATGTAAACCCGCCGCAGGCGGGAGAGGGGGAAACATGGCAGGCACCGCAACCGATCCCGTGATTGTGCACCTTGATGGAGATTTTGCAGGGTGGCACGCAACGTTCAGGCCGCTCACGCGCATCAGCGCCCGCGTGCTCATTGATCTTGAGAGTGATTCGATCGGCGTGCGTTTGCAGGCGTACACCAAAATGATTCTCAGCATTGAAGGGTGGCGCGATCTTGACGGCAACCCAACCAATGATCCGCTTGATGCGCCCATTCAGGCGCTAGAGGCAGCGGCAACCAAATTCATTGGTGAGGCCGCAACACTCCCAAAAGCGTAAGGCTTGCCGCCCGGCAATTGAGCTTGGGGCAAAGCGTCAAGCCAACGCCCGAAATCATTTTCTACATACTTGCCAAAGAATTTGGCAAATTCCCGTGGGAGGTTGAAGAGCAGCCGCTACACTATGTCTTGAAGGCGTGGGCTCTCCATGCCGAATTGCAACCTAAAGAGGTGAAGCGTGGCCGCTAAGGGAAACGAAAAGGTGAGAATCTTTGTCACGCCGCAATCGTTGAGCGCGGTTGATGACCTGCGGCTTGGGTTTCTTGAATCATCAAACCCACGTAAATTCAATGCGATGCTTCAGCTTGCCACCCTCAACGCCGCCAAAACAATGGTGAAGCCCGTAAAGGCTCAGGCGCCCGTGCGCACAGGGCGTTTGAGAAATGCGGTGGCTGCCCGTAAGGCGCTCAAAGATCGCCCCGCCGCCGTGGTGGGCGTGCGTGCAGGCAAGAGCCGAAGCGATCAAAAAGGCGCATGGTATCGGTGGTTTGTGGTAAGCGGCACAAAAGGCACCAGAATGACAAAGGCACGCGGTAGAGTCAGCGTGCAAGCCATTCGCGGCAACGATTTTGTAAAGCGTGCCGTCACCGCGCCAACCAATCAGGCGCGTGCGATCGAAGCGCTCAACAAAACGGTGCAGGCTTTCTTGAGCGGCGTGATCAAATACCGAAAGGGCAGGGGTAGGTGATGGATAAAGGCTTGATGAATTTGGTGGTGAAGGCGGTTGATAACGCCACGCCTACCCTTCGCAAAATCGGCAAGGGCTTTGGCCACCTAAAGAATGCAGGTGCGGCCGTGGGCGCCGGGCTGCAAACCGCGGCGCTTGGCGCCATTGGCATTGCCACCGCCGTGGCAGGCTTTACCATCGCCGCAACAAAGGCGGCAGCCGATGAGGAAAAGCAGGTTGCCCGGCTCAATGGCGTGCTCAAAACGCGCGGCATGCTCACCGATGCAAACACCGCCGCCGTTGAAGCCCAAACCACAAAAATGGAGAATCTCGCGGTTGCCGATGATGCCGTGCGCGAGAGCCTCATTACCGCAACGCAATTCACCAAGAATTTCAATGACGCAATCAAGATTCAGAATGTGGCGGCTGACGTTGCCGCGGCAAAAAACATTTCCCTTGAAGAGGCAACAGCTCTGGTTGGTAAGGCGTATCAGGGAAATACAAAGGGGCTCAAGGGGTTGGGCGTTGAGGTAAAGAAAGGCGCAAAGGGTATTGCTGCCCTTGATGCGGTGACTAAGAAATACGGCGGCTCAGCCGAAGCCGCGGCAAATACCGTGAGCGGCAAATTTGCCAAAGCACAAATCAAGATGGGCAACATCATGGAGAATTTCGGCGCGGCGTTTTTGCCCGTTGCAGCCGAAGGGCTCACGATCCTATCCGATAAGGTGTTGCCTGCCGTAGGCGAAGGCCTCAAGGCAATCATGCCAATCATTCAAACCGTGGGCAAATTCATCATGAACAATCTGGTGCCTGCGGTTGGTGGCTTTATCAATAAGCTCACCGCGCCGGGCGGCGTGATCGAATCGGTGATGAGCGTCATCGGGCCGATCGTGAATAGCCTGATTCCTGTTTTCGGCATGATCTTTGATGCTGTAGGTAAGACAGGCGCGAAGATCGCTGAGCTGGTTGGGATTCTTTGGGGCGATGGCAAAGGCCCATTGGCCGTGGGCGTGCAGGCAATGGGCAACATCTTGGGCTTTGTGGGCAAGATCGTTGCAAACCTGATTGGCTTTATTGGTGAGGCGATTGGCGCCGTCATCAACGTATCAAAGGCAATTATGGATTCACCGATTGGTTGGGTGATCAAGCAGATTGCAGGCTTTATCGGTGGCGTGGTTGGCGGCGTAGGTGGCGCGCTTGGAATCACCCCGGCAGCCAATTCAGGCACGGGCGTTTCGGGCAATCCAATGACAGACAAATACACGATCAACATTGGCGGCAAGGCGGTTGATGGCGTAGTGAAGGATTCATTGGGGCGCATCATCACCACCACCACACCGGGGCGCTAAATGGCAACGCACCCGTTTGCCATTCTGGTTGATGGCGTCAACAGCGGTGCCAACATTCTTGATGACTATGCAACGGGCAGCCCAACCGTGCCGTGGGTTGACCCTGAGAGCGTAAGCCTCACCCAAGATGCAAACGGTGAGGGCGGCTCTCTCACCTTTGACGTGGTGCAGGTGAAAACCCCAAGCCCCGCAGGCCCGTGGTGGAAATCAGGCAACGTGTATGACAATGCGCGGGTGCGCTTTCAGGTAAGCGGCACCACCACCTTTCTTGGGTACATCACATCGATTGACGCGCAGCTTGCCGAAAACGGGATTGGTACGCGGGCAACGGTGACGGCCGCCGCAGCCTCAGCCTTTCTAGACAAAATCATTGTCTACAAAGGGCGGCAGGCAACAGGCACCCGCGCCGTTTACACCTCAAATTTTCTCATTGGCGTAGCGGGTGGCACCGATCAAGCAGCGGTCACGGCTCTGGTTTCAAAGGCTGATGCGGCGCAGGCATTCAGCGGCGGCACCACAGGCCGCACAGCCAACCGCCTGATTGTGGCAACCAATACCACGCCCGCCTATAGCGGTGCAACAGCGGTGGTTGGGCAGCTCACGATGGTGCCGGGCACGCTTCGCGCCTGCCTTGACACGATCAAAGAGGCAGCCGAAGCCATTGATGGTGAACAGCGCCGCTATTGGGTGGCGCCTAGCGGTCAGATCAATTACGCCCGGCTTGGCTCTGCCGCACCAACCTACGCCACCGCACCATTCAAGATCGTGACCACCTCAACCTATAGCCCCTACGGCTCCGCATCGGCAGCGGCAACCATTCAGGCGCGAAACCTCAGCGTGGTGCTTGATCATGATTCGATCGTGAAAAAGGCGCGCTTCACCTTCAACACCAATGCATCAGATTGGGATTCGCAGATTTCAGGTGGCGTGTACACGGTTGATGATCCCTATGGGCGTGTATACGATCAGGCAGCCCCTGATGGTGCAGGCATGACAACGCGCAACGGGCCGCGCCCTGAAATCATTATTGGCGTGACGCCACAGCCCGCGAAGGCTGCCCTGCCCACCTATTGGACAGCCAAGATCACCGATTTTTCAAAGCGCTATTTCGGCACCAATACCTACCCAAACCGTGCCGCACCACAGCGAAGCATTAGCCTCAGCATTCGCGGCGCTGACACTACTAACAATCCCTATGGCTTTGCCAATGGGTATCGCCAAACAGGTGCGAGCACCTACGCCCTGCAATCAGGTTGGGAGGCAGGGCAATGGATTAACATTCAGGCGGCAGGGCTTGACCTCAGCGGAATCTACCGCATTGAAAGCCTCACCATGACGTTTGAGCCGGGCTCTATGATTCGGCAATTCGATCTCACGTGCGAGCGGGCACCACGAAACCCGCTCAAAAAATTCTTGCAGGGGTGATGAATGGTTGAGAAATTCGGTAGTGATCAACAGCAAATCGCAACGCTAGGCGGCGGCGTCATCAGCGAAGATGGCGCAACGCTATTGAGCGGCGAGAGCTTGGGGCAAAGCGCCCTGCTCTTTGGCCCTGCCGCCCTACGCGAAATCAAAGCGGGCGTTGCCAACGGTGATTTTGCTATTGCCCCGGCTGATGACACGGCAACCATTACCGCCGATAACCCGTTGCCTTATTGGACATTTACCGACGTAAACAGCGCGGGTGCAATCACCGCTGCATTGGTTGCCGATGCGGGCGCGGCCTCAGGCAATGTGTTGCGCTTCACCGTGGCAAGCGGCACGCTAACGGGCAAGAGCGCCACGCTGAGCCGATTCATTCCCGTGGCATCTTCAGCATCACGCTCATTCTCATTCTATGCCGAAGCCACCTTTGAAAACGGCACTAATAGCACGCAGGCAAATGCAAAGATCACCTGCGAATTTTACAAATCAGATCAGGCAACCGTGACGGGCACCGCCTTTGAAAGTGACCTGTACACCTTCAATCTCTTGCAGGTGCCCACGGGCGCAACCGCCCCCGATTTCTACGTTGGCACGCCTGACCTTGCCGAAACCACCGCCCCGGCTGACGCTGCCTTTTTGAAAATCACCATCACCATTGCAACGGTTGCCACGCAATCAGCGGATCGAACGGTTGACCTCACCGAAGTGCGCGTTGGCAGCGGCTTGCCTGAGCTGATCCTTACCGATAAGAGCGGCGGCGGGTGGCCTGCCTACATCATCAACAACAATGACACGCTCTCTTTGTATTCAAGCAGCCAATCAGGCGTGCTTGATTTGGGCGATGCAACAAACCTTTCAGGGCTGACATCGGTTGACATTTACAGCGGTGACCTCATGAACATCACCACGGGCAACACCGGGCTCTACATTGATTCAGGCAATGCCGTTGACATTACAGCCCCAAGCGGTGTGAACATCAACAACGCAAGTTTTGGTGATGGGGTGATTCACGCAAGAACGATTGAATCAGATTCAACCACCACATCGGATCTCATTTTGCAAGCCACCGGCTCTGATGTTTACATTCAAGATGTCAACGTTGCAAACGGCACAAACCCGCGCATTTTGTTCCGTGATAAAGACGACACATTCTATGCAGGGCTGAAATCGGGCGCGCCAAACATTGTTCAGGTTTTGAACGGCAGCAGCGGCACCGATTACGCCTACCTTTACGCAGAGCGTTTCTACCCAATGGACGGCTCTACGGCAAGCCGATACCTTTATGATGACGGCACGAACACGGCAACAAGCTCAAACCTTTTCGTTGGCAATTTCCCAACAACCGCTGCCGCCGCAAACCTTAGATCATCAAGCGCAGCGGGCAGCCAATTGCTCATTTCTACATCATCACGCCGATGGAAAGAAAACATTGAAGATACCGATGCCGCAACATTGCAAGCGGCAAAGCGTTTGAAGCCACGGCATTTCAATAGCCTTCACGCCGTTGACAATCACAAACGCCTGCTTGGAATGATTGCCGAAGAGGTTGAAGAGGCGGGCCTTGAATGCGCCGTTGAGTATGACGCAGAGGGTTTGCCGCTTGCATTGGATTGGGCAGCATTGACTACGGCGCTATTGGTGCGGCTTGAAGATGCTGAGCGCCGCATTTCTGAATTGGAATCACGATGACAAAGACACAGGCTGACATGATCATTGCCCGGCTTGACGCGCAGAGCGAAAAGATTGACGCGCTCAAGGCAGAGATCGATCAAATGAAAGGCGGGTTGGCCGTGCTTCGCGCATTGGGCGCCATGCTAGGTGTTGGGGGTATCGGCGCGCTTTTGGCGTGGCTACAAGGGCAATCAAAATGAAATACCGCATTGCCTCACAGCTCTACGCCGATGCCGAAGCCCAATTGAAGGGCGCCAAACAAATTCTTGACGATTGCACATGGGCATCATGCGCCGCAGCCGTATCATGGGCGAGCGGGTATGCCGTCACCTACACCGCGGCGCAGGGCGTTGCAGCCTTTGAGAAAGCCACAGGGCGAAAAGACAAACAGGGCGTGAGCGATGCCGGGGGCTCTCTGCCTGAGGCCGTCAAAACAATTGCGGTGCTTGGGGGAAAAGCGCGCTATGCCAAATCATGGGCTGATGCCGTAGAGGCAGCGAAGCAGGGCGCCGCTCTGATGGTGTGGGTGCAGGCAGGGCCGCAATTCTACCCCGCAGGTTTGAAGGTAAGCGCGTGGCATGACCGTTGGGCGAAATGGTGGGCAAAAACCGATCCTGCCCACCTGCGCAAAGGGTACGGGCACATGACCTCAGCGGGATTCGATCAGGTTGACGGTTGGCAATGGGCGTGCCCAACACGCGATGAAAAAACCGCCGCTGAGAAATACGCGGTGCCTGTCACCGAAGAGCAATTGCGGGCGATTGCCAACAGCAAGGTAAAGGCGGGCAAGCTCAAAGCCGATTTCAAGGCGCTGCTCATCGTCACGCACCCGGCGCGCACCGCTGCGCCTACGCCCGTGGCGCCTGTTGCAACGCCTGTGCCAACGCCTGCACCCGCCGCAACGTCAAAGCCTGCGCCGCAGGTAGTGGCAAAGGCTGAAGCCCCGAAGGCCGCGCCAAAGCCTGCGATGCCAACCGTGGCAGATCAGGTGGGCAAGGCGCTTGAAGGTGTAAATTGGGAGGCAGTCAGCGGGAGGGCGCTTACAGCCGCAACAGATGCGGCGGCGGCTGCTTCAAAGGTGAAAGGTGCCCCCGCAAAAATGATGGCTTTCATTCGATACATCAAAGACAACACCGGGATTGATGAGGCGCTGCTTGAGGCTGCCCGCGTATTCATTGCCACCGCCATTGCCGTGGCGCTTGCCACAGGCGCGCCCCTACTTGACATGACGGGCGATGACATGCGCACGGTGGTGAGCGGTGGGCTCAGCGCCTGCCTCAACGTGATCGTGCGCTACCTCAACCCCTCAGATTCGGCCTTCGGCGTCAAGCCAAAAATCAAGCCCTAACACAAACGCTGCCACACAGGTGGCACAGGATCGGGTGTAGGCTGCGGATAGTCACCCAAACAGGTGGCACGTAGATTGGAGGTACCCGATGAATGCGCTTGATGAATTGCGGGCTTTGAGCCGCCCGCGCAAAGGCCCACCGTGCGGCATGGCTGCCGTGCATCTTCAAGGTGAGGATTGGGAAACGTTGCAGGCAGGGCTTGCCGATCCCGCGATTACCGCTAAGGCGTTAATGGCGTGGCTTGCAAAGCGTGGCTTCACCCTTTCGTTTTGGACAATCGCCCGGCATCGCCGTGGTGAGTGCGCGTGCAAATCATGAGCGAAGAGCTGCAGCTTGAGCAGCGCCTGCATGAGGTCACCGAAGCCCACAAACGTGCGCTGCGCCAATTGGCAAAGCGCGATGCTGCCCGTGAAGAATTGGTGGCGGCGGTGTATCAGGCCGCAAAAGATGCGGCGCTGAGCATTACGATCCCGCCCGTACCAAAGCCCAAAGCCTCAGGCAAAAAGGGCGAAGCCGAAACATTGGTGGTGCTTTTGGGTGATTGGCAATTGGGCAAGCAATCAGAAACCTACGGCATTGACATTGCGAAGGCACGCATTGCGCTGCTTGCCACTAAGGTGCAGCGGCTCATTGAGCTGCACGGCACCCCGGTGAAAGAAATTGCGTGCGTGCTCTTGGGAGATTTCGTAGAAAGCGATGGCAACATTTTCCCAAGCCAAGCCTATGAGGTAGAGCGCGGCGGTTTGTACGTGCAGATTTTTGAGGGGGCAGGCATGCTTGCACAATTTGTGCGCTCAATGGCAGCGCTTGCACCAAAGGTGACCGTGCGCGGGGCGATCGGAAACCACGGGCGGTTGGGCCGCTTCGGTGATCATTCGAATGAATCAAATGCCGATGCGATTTTGTACCGCGTGGCGGCTGAGCATCTCAAGAATGAAAAGCGCGTTGATTGGCGCGAGAGCCTCACGATGGGTGGGCGCCATTGGTATGACACGCTGAATCTGCCGGGCGGCAAAACCGCCATGCTTGTTCACGGTGATCAATTCAGGGGCGGCGCTTTCGGGCTGCCGTACTACGCAATTGCGAAGCGTGCACAGGGTTGGAATCTATCGGTGCAGCCGTTCGATTTCTTGTTTTACGGCCATTGGCATACGCCTGCAAGGTTGGTGCTATCCGATGGGGCGCATACGGTGTGGGGCAATGCAAGCATTGAATCTTCAAACCGCTACGCCCAAGAATGGTTGGCGGCAAGCGGCACGCCTGCGCAATGGGCGCTTTTCTTCGGCAAGGGTGGCGTGACCGCCGAATACCTTGTGCGCCTTGAAGATGCCAACGGCTGATTATGAGCTGAAGCCCTGCCCGGTTTGTGGGGAATCGGGCAGGCTTTACGCCTACGGGGAGCAGGTAGCGAATACGGGGCCGCACGGGGTGGCTTGGGTGCTCAGCCAGAGCCTGTGCGGGGGGTGCCTCAAGGTGGTGGTTGAGGCGGCTCAGGCAGGGGGGTTGCCCGATCCTGAAACAGGGGGTTGACACCCGCCGCCCGTTAGCCTTATTCTTCGGAGGTCAGGGAATCAGCCCCACACGGGGCGCCTGATTTGGAGGGTAAACAAATGGCAAACGCAACATTCGGCATGGTGCTTGATCAGAGCGGGTATCACATTATTTGCGTGACCGGGTGCGCGCATCTCAACCGCTACCGCAAAGATGACGTGGCAACCTACGCAACGATTTCTGAGGCGATTGCCGATGCAGCTCACACAATGGGCGGCTATGGCGGTGAGATTCGAGATGAGGCCCATGCTCTTGCACGCATTGCAAAAATTCACCCATGCGCTCAGAGCGCATACAGCGCAAAGGTGGGTGCCTAATGAGCGGCGCACGATTCTCACACCTGTGCCAATACATCACCCGCCGCAACATCAGCGTTGCGATGGGGCGCGGGGTGCACGTGTGCAACCGCGCAGCCGATGCATTCGGTGAGGATTACTACCCCGAAGGCGCAACGCAGCCAATGTTTGTGACGATGTGCACAAAGCACGCAGACATTTGGGCAAAGAAAGCGGCACGCATCAAGCGTGCCCGAATGGTTGGAGGTGCACGATGAGCGCGAAGGTAAGCCCAACGGGTTTGTATCAATACGTGGTGAAGCAGGGCGATCGGCTCTGCGTTGATTGCATCAATGAGGTGCTTGAGGCAAACCCCGGCATGAGGCGCGATGAATGGCGCCCCGCCCGCATTGGGGATTTTGACGCTGAGGCCTGCGATGCATGCGATTGCGTGCCTGCCGCTGAGATTGGCAAGGTGATGGCATGAGCTCAGCCTTTTGGAATCTCTGTCCCGTATCTGCCCGCCACGGGTATTTGCAGGTGGTGAAGAATGCGCAGGGCGGCTTGATCGCCGTGTGCGCCAAATGCTTTGTGCCCGTGAAGGGGCGTGAAAATCTAGTGGGAGGTGCAAAATGATTTGGTATGCGATCAAGCGCGGCATTGCGTGGGGGCTGATCATCGGCGGGTATGCAGCCATTGGCATCATCGTTGGGCATCTCATCATGGTGGGATCGTGAGCGCCCTCAATCGAAGCGGGCAGCCGCTCATGGTTGACGGCCTGCGAAAGCACACGGCTTTTGAGGCGTTGCAGAGGGTTGAGCGCCGCCGGGAGCGGCAGCGCTACACGATTGCGGTTTGTTTGGCGCTCATTATTTGCGCCGTAGTGATTGGAGGGCTGAGGTAATGGCAACCTACGAATACCGCTGCAACGATTGCGGCATTTGGGTAAGCATCACCCACACCATCACAGGCAGCGTTTCGTTGAGCTGCACCCAATGCAAGGCTGAAATGGTGTTGCAAATCCCGGCGGCATCGGTGGTGTTCAAGGGCGAAGGTTGGGCAAAGAAAGATCGGAGGGGCAAGGCATGAAACACGCATCGTTTTTTAGCGGCGTAGGCGGCCTAGATTTAGGTTTTGAACGCGCAGGCATTCAAACCTTAAGTGTGAGCGAAATTGACCCGTATGCCAACGCTGTGTTGGCTGAGCGTTTCCCAAACGCCATCAATCTTGGGAGCATTACGGAGGTGAACGCGCATGAAATCCCCGAAGCAGACATTTGGAGCGGCGGCTTCCCCTGTCAGGATCTCAGCGTTGCAGGCAAGCGCGCAGGATTCGCAGGGCGCCGATCAAGCCTTGCATTTCGATTCATTGACCTTATGGCCGAACGAAAGCCCCGATGGGTGGTGTTGGAAAACGTACCGGGGCTCTTCACTTCAAACAAAGGCGCTGATTTCGGACGGCTTCTTTATGAAATGGAGCGCATCGGGTATGGCGTTTCGTGGCGAATTCTCAACGCTCAACATTTCGGAATCGCCCAACGCCGCCGCCGCGTGTTCATTGTCGCAAGTCTTGAATCTGACCGCGCCGCGCAGGTTTTGTTTGAGTGCGAAGGCGGCTGCGGGCATCTTGAGGCGAGCGAATCGCCGTGGCAAAACCCTGCCACCTACGCTGCAAGAGGCGTTGCAGGCTCTGGCAACGGGATCGGAGAGCACGCAACAGGTGAGGCGGTTGACGCCAACCGAATGCGAACGCCTGATGGGCTGGCCAGATGGTTGGACAATCGCGAAGAATTGGAAACGCTAGGGGCTGACATTCACCGCACCTTGCAAGCCCGTGATTGGAAACCGGGCGTCAACAATCAAGACATTGCCGCCCTCAGCCGTGGTGAAGGCTTTTTGGTTGGGTATCAAACCCGCGTTGATGAAACCAACGGCAGCTTCACCCTCAATGAGGTTGACATTGCCAACAGCCTTTCAGCGCTCTGGCCTAGCGATAGCAGCCACCGTTCGATGACGTTGATTCAGGCGCCAAATGAAACGGTGCTTTCATTCCCCTCACGCTTTGGGGCAAATGCGCAGGTCACCGAAGGGCAGGCGCAATCCTTTGCGCATAGTGCCGGGGCACCTGCCGTGTTTAGAAAGGCAGCCCGTGCGCAAACGGCTGAGGATTCTGAAACATGGGTTGAGGGTGAGGTGGCAAATACCCTGAACGGCTTTGACGTGGGCGACACGCGCACCACCCATGCCATTCTAGGTGGCACCGAAGAGCCCGATGATCTATTGCCGATCGGGTTGGATTCACACCGCTACCGCACCTGCGGCAATGGTGTGGTTGCCCCGGTTGCCGAATGGATCGGGCGCAGAATCGTAGAGGTGCACCGCCGATGGCAAAAAGAGGCCTAAAACATGACCAAAAAAGGCGTGCGCAAACACGGTGGGGTATGGCATCAAAGCGAGCGTTGCCCTGCATGCGTTGAAGGATTCGATGCGGTTGAGCCGTATGAAGATTGGACAGGTGAGGGGGTTGAATGTTCAAGGTGTTGGGATAAGCGCGAAATTTGCAAAACGTGTGAAGAATTTGAAGCAAGAATTTAAGAGGTTTGAAATGGCAAAGGCATTTGAATTTGTGAGGGCTGTGCAGCGCTCTGAGGCGTGGCATGAGCTGCGCCGGGCAGGGCTTGGGGCTTCAGACATGGCAGCGGTCATGGGCGTGAGCCCGTACCGCACGCCCTATCAATTGTGGGCTGAAAAAACAGGCACCGTGCCACCTCAGGTGGTTGGGGCAGCGGCCCACCGCGGCGTGATCCTTGAAGATGCCGTGGCGCACTACTACGAAATTGAACGGGGCGTGAAGCTCCGCAAATCAAATGGCATCGTGCGCTTGAAAAGGCACCCGCGCATCATGGCAAGCCTTGATCGAACGATTGCGGGGCAGCCAGAGGGCATCGTTGAAATCAAAACCTCAGCCTCACCACGTTGGAGCATGTACCCGGTACCGCCTGAGGTAGTGGTGCAGGTAAATACCCAAATGGGGATTGTTGGGGCTCAATGGTGTGACGTGGTGGCGCTCTTGGGTGGTTTGGTGTTCAAGATTGAGCGGGTGCAATTTGACCCTGAGCTTTGGGCTGAGATTCAGCGAAGCGCCATGCTCTTTCTTGAGGCCGTAGATACCAAAACGCCACCCGCAATGGAGGCGCTAGATGCTGCCGCCTATGCGATGGCAACGCCTCAGGCTAGTGACGTGATCCTGACCGCCGATGAAAAGATTGAGCGTGTGTATGAGCAGCTCAGGGAATGCAATACCGAATTGCATTTCTTGGAGCAGAAAAAGGGCGCGTTGGAAATGATCATCAAAGAGGCGATCGGTGAAAACGGCGGCATTGCGGGGGGCAATTGGGCAATCTATTGGCGCCAATCCCGCCCAACGCAGGTGATTGATTGGCAGGCGATTTCGGAAAACCTGCAAGCGGTTGCCCCACAAACCTTTGATGAGGCGTGCAAGCGCTTCACCAAAGAAAAGCCGGGCACGCGCCGATTCATCGTGCGTGATGGTGGCACCAATGATTGATTACGTGCCGAAGGGCGAGATGGTGACCCTCACGCAGGCTGAATTTGAAGCCGCGTGGGCGGTGGGTGAGGCGCGTGACGCGGCCAATGCAGGGGTGGGCGATGCGCGCCACTATCAGGGCATTGACCGCACCAAAGCCGATGATTCGCTGACCTCACATTGCGTGGCTGCGGTTGCCGAATACGCCGTTGCGAAGCTCACGGGGCACCGGTGGCACGGGTTGGCTTGGAGCCGTGACGATCACGGCGCCCATCGCAACGATCCTGACGTGGGGCAGCGCATTGAGGTGCGCCGTATCCTGAAGCCCAACAATGGGTTGCAGGTGCGAGAGCGTGAGATTGCACGCGATCGAATCATGGTGCTTGCCTACCCATTGCCCCTGTCAGGCTATCGGGTGGTTGACGTGATCGGTTGGATTGAAGCCCGCGAAGCGCAACAGGTGATGGAGGTGACGCAATGGGGCAATAGGGTGCCGCAACGGTTTCTGAAGAGCATCAAAGCATTGAAAGGAGAATTCACACATGCCGAAGCACGCTGAAATTCTGGCCGCATTGGCGGCACCATTCCCGCCTGAGGTAATCAGGCACCGCCCCGGCGTAGGTGGGCGCGATCTCACATGGGTTGACGCCCGCACCGTTGCCGCACGCCTTGATGAGGTGTTGGGCATTGATGCTTGGGATTTCGCCTGTGAGCCCGTGCGCGATTCCAACACCGTGGTAGGTATGCTCACCGTTCGATTTCCCGATGGCAGCGTGGCACGCCGTCAAGATTTCGGGTACGAAACGGGCGGCAGCGGCGAGAGCCTCAAAGAGGCAGCCTCCGATGCCCTCAGGCGCTGTGCAAGCCTGTTTGGGGTGGCACGGTATCTCTACGCAGGTGAACGGGCCTCAGCGCCCCGCATTTCAGCCCCTGCGTTGAAGCCTACGGCAGCCCCTGCCCCCGTGTCAGCGCCCGCAGGGCATGAAACGGTGGTGCTCAAGGCTGCGCAGCTCTTCGCTGAAGGGGAATGCCCCGATCATCGGGAGCCGTGGCAGCGAAAGCCGGGCGGCGTATCAAAAACCACGGGCAAAACGTATGGCGCTTTTTGGGCATGCTCTGGCCGCACCGATGGGCAATTTTGCAAGCGTAAGCCTGCGATCGAATGGGTGAACGCGCAGGCGGCAGCGCCTATCGGTGAGCCTGAGCGCTCTGAGGTTGACCTTGAGAGCCTGCCCTTTTAGCATCACGCATTCACGGGGGCGGCAGGGCATTGCCGCCCTCACCAGATTGGAGGAATAGAGCATGAGCCTATGGATCAAATGGGAAGCCAACGCCCACAAAGATGACAAGATTGCGAGCCTCACCGATACCGAATTTCGGGCATTCATCACCGCCATTTCGGAGGCAAAGCAGCTTCGGAGCGGCGGCATCTTCAAGAGCCGTGAGCATTTGAAGGCGTGCATCGGTACCCGGTACGGCAAGGCGATCAGCGGCCTCATTACGAAAGGGCTGTTGGGGATCGATCAAGCCGGGATCGTTGCCATTTTGGGTTGGCATCGGTATCAGGTTGACCCCACTTCAACCCAACGTCAGGCCGCGTTCACGGCACGGCGCCGTTCAGAATCGGCGGGGTTGACGGAAACGAAACGCCCTAGAGAGAGAGCAGAGATAGAGCAGAGAGAGAATAACCCCCTAACCCCCTTGAGCGCAGGCGAGATTTTGCGAAGGGTGATGCCATGAGAAACGTTGCATTGATGGGTAGAGCAGGCACAGGGAAAACCACATTGGCGCAAATGCTATGTGAGCGGGGCACCTACGATCGGGTGGCCATTGCCGATTCGATCAAGCAGGTGGCACGGCTTGCCTTTGGCACCTATGACAAAGAAACCAAATACCCGCAACACCAATTGGGCTTGAGCACGCTAGTGACAGGGCGTGAGCTTGCACAAAACATTGGCGCTGCCTTGAGGCAAATGGATTCCCTGTTTTGGCTTCGGGCATGGAAGCGCCGGGTAGAGGGGCGTGATCCTGACGGCACCCGATGGGTGGGCGATCCTCACCTGTGGGTGTGCGATGACGTGCGGCTTGACGCTGAACGGGCATTCATTGAGGCGTGGTATCCCGATACCCTGTTTGTGCGATTGGTGCGGCCTCAGGCAGGCGATCCTGAGCCGTGGCAATTTGACATCACCGAAAGCCGGGCGGGTGACCTGCCCGCTGAATTGGTGCTTGACACGCAGGCGCTAACGCCCCAAGAATGCCTGAGCGCTATTCTTGGCGCCATGAATGGAGGTACGAAATGAGCGAGCTAGGCGATCTACAAATGATGGCGGAGATGGTGGGCTTTCGGTACGCCAATTGTGCCATTGACACGGTGAGCGGGCGCGTCAGGCTTGCCTGTGAGGATTATGACGGCAACACCCTCACCGCTGAGGGTGACAATCTCAACGATGCCATGAGCGGCATGATGGCGCGCTTGGGCGCGATCATTGAAGCAGGGCAAGCCTGATGGCGGGAGTAAAGGCAAAGCGCGGCGGCCCATCGTTGCCCCCCCGTTGGAGCGTCACCGATTGCACCGAATGCGGCAAGAGCATTGAGGTGGCCGATGCAAAAAAGCCAACCTTCCCGGCACAGCGCGTGAAGGTCATCACCTTCAACGGTGCAAAGGGCAACGCACGGTTTCATTGGCGCCACAAAGGCTGCGTCAAATGACCGGGCTTGCCGTTGCATTGATGGTGGCGCACGCAGCCATTGGGTTGATGATGGCTTGGATTGGGCTCACCGATCGAAGGGCAAACCTGCCCATCGTCACGGTGTGGTTTGCAATCAGCATGCTCACGGCCATGACGCTTGGGGTATTGGCACGATGACGCGCCTCAACGATCTTGACGTTGACGCGCAGAATGCAGCCCGCCGCAGGGGGAAGAATAATAGGCAAAGGGGCAACGGGCTTGAAAGGCGCATTGCCGCTGAGCTCACCGAAGCAGGGTTGGCAGGTGAGCGCGTGGGGCAATACGGGGGGAAGGTTGACGCCCGCGGCATCGGCATCATCATCAGCGCCAAGAAAGGTGGTGCCTATTCTGAGCGCTATGACAAATGGCTAAATGAATTGAAGCCAAAGGCTGATGAGGTGGCAGCGCTAGTAATTGAAGATGCGCCCGGCTCAGGCATCAAAGCGCGCCGCATGGCCGTGATCTCATGGCAGGCGTTGATCGAGCTGCTACAAAGCAGGGAGGGCACCAAATGAAAATCGCATGGGTAGTGGCGCTCATCGTTGCGCCATTCACAAACCCTGTGCCAACGGGTGAGCCCGTGGCACCGCTGCCAACCGTGGTGGCCGATCAACCCGCCGTGCCGCTTGGCTATTTCGTAGGCGATGCCACATGGTATGACGCTGACCGGGGCAATCTCTCAACGTGGTACACCCGCGCAGGCATCACGCTCTACGGCGCCATTGGGCCTGAGGTGCGGGCATTCAAACAACACTATTGGCGCACGTCATGGAACGTTGAGGTGATCAGCCTGCTCACAGGCCGCAGCGTAATCGTTCAGGTGGTTGATGAATGCACCTGCTACGGCGTGCGCGCCAACCCTAATGATCAGCGGCTGATTGATCTCAGCCCTGAGGTATGGCAGGCGCTACGCGTGCCCCTCTCCCGTGGCGTCATGCCCATCGTGTTGGTGGTGATTCCATGAGCCGCAGCCTGCGCCCTGAGGTAATCAATAAGCGCGTGTTGGAGGCATACCCCGGCTCAACGGCGGTGGTGGCTTCAGAAAAGGTTGCGGCTCACATGCGTGAATGTGGTGTGAACATCACAGGCCGCACCATTCGATCGTATGCAAAGGCAGAGCGCCGCCCCTCAGAAAAATTCTGCTACATCTTCGCCCAAGCCTTTGGGCCATTTGAGCAAGATGATTGGATTGATCGGGAGAATCTGCCGAAGCCGTACACCTCAATCAAGCGCCCTGAGCTGAGCGCGGCAGAGAAAGAGGCACGCCGCCTGCAAATGTTGGTGAACAGGTTTTGTGATTGGTGCGTTGGCGGCGATACGTCAAGCGGAAAAACGCCATCGTGCCCTGATGCAACCTGCGTGCTTCGCCCTGCGTCACCCCTGCCGCTAAAATCAAACGCCTTCACAAAGCGTGTGTCAATCGTTGATCGGTGGGATTGATGGCATACAATCGCCGCACGCCGTCACCTAGTGGCGGCCCCCCGCCCGCACGTGAATCCTCCCACGTGCGGGCGGCTATACCAAAAAGCCTGCGCGATGCGGTCACCGCATACCTCAACGCCAACCGCGCCGTCATGCGCCTCACCGATTGGGAATTGAAGGTGAGTGATGACCTCCCGCCCGATGACGCATGGGCTGACATTGAGGTGAGTGACAATCTATGGGTGGCAACCATCAGGCTTTCAAACGATTTCTTCAAGCTCAAGCCGCGTGAGCAGCGCCGGGTATTAGCCCATGAGCTGATGCACATTCACCATCATGCGCTTGATCGATTGGTGGCGCACCTTGATGGCATCTTGGGTGGTGAGGCCTTCGCCCTGTTTGATGCGCAATTTGATACCGAAGGCGAGCGGGTGTGCGAAGCCCTGAGCTTTATCGTGGCAGAGCGCTTGCCCCTGCCTGATTTCAAACCCCGTGCCGCTTAGGTTTGCGCGTGCCTGCTTGACGTGCGGGCTGCTTCAACGTGTAGGCAATCGGTGCGGTACCTGTGCTGCGAAGATCACGGCAAAGCGGCAGCGGGAGCGTGGGCCGCAGGTATACGCCGATCCTGCATGGCGGCGCCTGAGCGCTGAGATGCGGCGTGAACACCCGTGGTGCCAGAGATGCGGCAGCCCCGCCAACCTCACCGTTGATCACATCTACCCGCTGCAACCGGGGCAGAGCGCTGTGGTGCCCAAAGAATTTCTGCGCGTGCTTTGCCGCCCCTGCCACGGCAAGATTACGCGGCACACGGGGGGGCGGTTAGAATCTGCGCATGAATAGCCCTAAGGC